AATTTGCATGGGATGGAATATCAGATAAGGGCTCTAACCTTTATGCCATCTGCGATAGCGGGATTGCTTTGCTTATGACAGATAAAAGAATTTTATCAGATGCGAATGTAACAGAACTTGCAATCATAGGTTCAGATTCACAGGATGTAATATTGGAGCAGTTATGGATTACAAAAGATTGAACCTTGATTCATTTTCTATTCTATCTGGCTCTTCTGATAATCCAGTAATAGGATTAATCTGCAAATTTATTCTTGTCGTTCTTGCTTGATAATATCTAGGGTTTATTTCAAATTTATGATATGGAAACCCTGTTATTAAAGGGAAAAAAGGAACTTTATTACTATTGTGATCAAGGCTAGTTGCCCCATCTGGATCGCCATTAGTTCCATCTACATCAATAGGAGCAAATACATCTTCGCTAATTGTAACATCCCCTCCAAAAAACCTTATAGGATCTGTATTGTCATATCTAATCCTAACAAATGCATCGGATGTAGGCGCATTGTTAGCCAAGTCTACATTGTCTATTGTTATTTTAAAATGCCTCCTGTTGCCAAATATATCCGAACTTCTAAAAATACCTTCTATTTTTCTTCCTTCCGAATCTATAAAGAATCCATTTATAAGTATATCCTGTAATATTGCACTTAATTGAGTTTGTGATTTGAATGTTACATTTAAATATTTTTTAACACCCTCGATTAAAAACTCTACTTCTATAATCTTATCGATACTTGGGTTATTAGGATCATTGTTCTCAGGAATGCAATCTTCTGGTCTTTCATCTACAAGAAAAAATTCCTGAAAATTCTGATCATCTCCTTTACCTATTATACTGTTTGTCTTTTGATACTGCCCTGTTTCAAGATATTCAGTTATATTTTGTTTAGGCACATCTACGCCCTTTCTTATAATATTTGTAATATACATCGGTTCATGCCAGTTTTTTACCCTTATATCATCAAATGATACTTCTGTTATGCTTCCTACAAATTCTGTTTTATATGGCGTAGCTAAACTTGCTGTTCTGCATTTCAATTTAAAAAATTCTCCCGAACTTCTTCCTGTATGCGTATCAGTATTTTCTATAAGGCTCTCTATGTTATATGGAACATTACCCATTCCAACGATAGGAGTTGTATATGTATCGGCTACATTGCTTGCATTATTTCTCCATTTGCCATATGCTACATATCCACCGCCTAAATTTTTTATAGATGTATCTGTTATTCCAATACCATAATCAAAGCTAAAACCTACTTGGGTTGGGCCATCGCCTGTATTTATTTGTCCTTTATCTACGCCGGGTTCTCGCAATATTCTCGCATAAGAAATCATATCAATATGAGTATCTCGTCTTTTTAAAAGCCCTGATAATGGCGAAAATGGGTTAAAGCTTCTATGCCTTCTGCAAGAATACCATTCTGAAAAGAACCCTAATGGAGATGCTAATTGAACCTGATGTATAGACAAATTATTTTGAACAGTAGATGAATTTGCAAAACCATTATTAAAATCAGAAGAATGAAACCAAAACTCATCAGGCTCTTTGCTTGCAGGGATGGATTTAAAGCTTGTAAATTCTCCCGGCCTTATAGAATAAAATCCCAATCCCTGAGTTACAACTTTTCCTGCAGCGTTCGTCCTAACAACTGCAAAGCTTTCAACCCAAGGGGGGATATTTTCAATTCCTTCTATTGCGCCCCCTAATGCAAAATATCGTGGCTTAAAACCATCTGGATGATATCTGGCATTTGTACCAGTATTTATTGTACCACTGTTTGCACCATTAAATGTAACCCATCCTTCATTTTCTGATTTAACTCCAGTATTTATAACTATATTATGACCATCTACTTCTGTTCTATCTTGATCTACTGGAGTTAATGGTCTAAATCCAATTTCTTCTGATTTGTGAAAAGCTCCCGATATTGGATCTTTACTGTTACCTTGATCGCCCGTTGAGGCATATGCCAATATGCCAGAATCGCCTAATAAATTAGCTGTTTTTGTCTCTTTGTTTCCTTTTTGAAGAATACTTATAAATGACTTTACATCGTTTTTATGAGTAGCTTCTTTTAAATCAAATACTTCATGTGTAAAATCTACATCACCATCAACCGTTGCAGCAGCTACCGTTTTTTGAAATCCATCTCCATTTGCGGTTGACTTTAAAGTATTTTCGCTTGCCTTATCTCTTCTATTTGGAAACTCAAAATTTTCTCCTCCTTTTACTGGAATGGCAAATGTTCTTTCACCTAAACCATCAAAAAACACAATAGCAAAACCAAATTTTTCTCCTCTCATATAGGATTTAAAATATGTATGATTGTAAGTATCCCTGTGACCAATTTGGCCTATATTATCTATTGTTGGATATATTGTTTCATTATCAAGTCCTTCTTTAAATTCTATTAATGGTACTCCTACATTATCTTTTACTTCTCTGGATTCAAACTCAACATTCATCATAAAAAGCCTTTGATTAAAATATCTTATAGCTTTTGCCCTTGCAATTGTTTTCATAAGATCAGTTTCATCCTCATCTGTCAATATCTCTCCTTCTGAAGTTGCATTTGCATCTATAAAATCTATTATACTAATCTCTTGTTTTTCAATATCTATTTTTGCAATTACTTGTGCTGTTTGGGGCGCATTAACGCCGCTTCCTGTATTATATGCAATTCTCACAACTTCAATAAAATCAAAATCGCTTAAATTAGTAACCCTGAATCTTATTTTAATCCTGAAATTTGTCGCTGCCCCAACACCCCCCCCATGAGTCATAAGGCCGGGATATATAGGACTTGAAATGTCTGATCTTACGGGAACAATAATAGGAGGCGTTGCAACAGATAATTTGGTTCTATCTCCTGACTCTGTAACATATCTTATTCTATATTGATATGTGCCCGTAGGTAATCCACTACCACCCCTTGTTTCTATTTTTGCATCTGGGATTATATTAATACCACTACCGACTTGAAGCAATTCTATAAATACAGGATGATCTACAGGAACTTTAAGGAGTATTAAGCTTCTATCTAAATTGAAATTATCAAAAAACTTTAATTCACATTTGTTGTCAATTAAATCCTGTATGTTAAAAAACATAGGCGTAACCACATAATCAGTAATATAAACCTCTCCCCCTATACAAGATTCATTCTTTGCAATTTGTAATGGATTGGCTGCAGTGATAGGAAAATCAAGACTTTTTAAAACAACATCGCCATCTATTCTTATAATAGAATCTTCTATTTCATCTTCATCTGCCCAGAACTCTATAATGTGATCATTTATTTCTACAGTACCTATGCACAAATAACTACCGGGAAGGGGATCTGAGTTACCTAAAATACAAAACGGAGCTTTGTTTATATGAATAACTTCTTCTCCAAAAATCTTTTCTATTGCTGCCGCATCTCCATCGGATGCATTGGGGCGCATATTTTTTGCATCGACATATTCACCCTCGGATAGAGAGCCTAATAATTCTTTATCTAAATCTCTATTTGCGCCTTGGTTGTAGCGCTTTGTATCTGTGGGGTGATGTTGTTGGCGGGGCATTAAGCTTCATTTTTAAATTTCCAATAAAATCCTACATATAATTTATTCTCCCTACAAGCAATACTTATGTGTCTGCGACAATGCTTAGTTTCTCTTTCTGTTTCTCTAATTGATTTCCATTCGCCGATAACCTCCCCAATGTTATTTATTTGGCAAACAGGTTTGCGTGTACTATTATAATATTTAATATTTTTTTCTTTTTTATATGACCATACATATCCACCTGCAGAATTTATATTTTTTTTGTTACAATTTCTACTAATTTCGCTTCTATGTATATTAAGAGCTTTTGAAGCTATATTTGTACTGTCCCATTTCTTTATAAAAATGCCATCTAACGTATATTGAAATACCGTCTTTGCCCTATGGCTATTCTTACCATAAAAACGCCCTTTCCTTGCTTTACTTATTTTTTTTGCCGTTTCTTCTGTAACTCCGCCCTCTCCGCCCTCTGTCATATTCAAAAGATTAGCACCAAAACTTTTAAATAATTTAATATATCCTTTCTCTGCATCTACCCATTCATTATCGTTTACTTTATCAATAATAATAATTTCAGGTTTTAACCCTTTTCTTTTTAACGATTTAATCCATTCTCCTTTATTTGTAGGATTTCTACGTTCCCAATAGTGTTGGATAGATCTTCTTTGAGGATTATTTGTTTTTCCTACATAACGGATTAAATCGGCTGTAGGATCTTTTAATCCATATATAAATGCTGTTTTCATCTTAATAATTCATTCTACCTGTATATTCTCTCATTGTATCCCGCTTCCACGTACTCAATAGCTTGATTCGCCTCTCCGCCTTGATCCAACTGCCATTTCTATCATCGGTAAGCCTTGCAAAAGTATCCCCCCATAACAATCTCCATTTTCTTGGATCTTTTGCAGTTAATGCCCTAAAAGTTCTTTCTACTACATAATCCACTATTGCAGTTCTTAAAAACCTATCTATTATAGGCTCATCGCCTATTGCGCCTCCTGTCCCGTTATAAACAAGTCTTAAATGGGAAAATCCCCTTGCATTAATAGAAAGCATTATAAGGCCATTTTGAACATTTGCATAATGCAAACTCTGGGGCGGACTTGATAGTGTACTTAAATCGCCATCAGTACTGAAAAAAGGATCTTTTGTATCCCTGCCTCTTTCTACTCTTTTTGCAGTATGTCCTGCACCTTTGCCTCTGTTATTATACAATCTTTTCCAATGAACAATAACACTATTTGATGGGGTACAGCATCCATGTGTCAAATCCACATCGGTATCCGGATCTTTGCAGGTACAATTGAAAAGATACATCTCCCTAATATTAAATGCGTTAGGAGGCATTTCTACTGCAAGGTTCTTTTTATTTTCTTCTAATAAAAGAATATCTTTTGTTTGAACATCAAAAAAAGTATCATATGCTAATTCCTCTACTGCTTTTTGTATACCTGATATATAATACCCCTTATTAAACCCATGATTGCGGGTAGACTCATCATCTACAAAAGATAATATATCTGCAAGAAGAAGATTAACGCTTACTTTATCTGCCGTATCCATAATTATTGAACTTGTTGTTGTTCTTCAGGCAATCCTGCAGGTTGTCTTATTGTTGGTATTTGAATATTTTCTTGTTGTATTGCTTGTGTGGTTTGATCCGTACCTTCATTTATTCTTTCATTTGGTATTATCAATGCAAACCTTCCTAAATTCAATACTTCATATTTTAATACTGTAAGCAACTCTTCGCTTAAATCTATTTCATCATCCAAGTTACAACCATCAATAGCTGTATCTATCGTTGCATATAAGCCGATTTCAAGCCCTTTTGGCACATCTACGCACTCCAGCCCCAAAAGGAAGATTTTATCCTCTATGCGATAAAAATAAGGATTTTTAGCGCTTGGCTCTTCATAAGGATCAAAATACAACCTTTGCGATTGCCTTGGAGTTGTTCTGCCAAATATGATTTGAGTAAATGCAGGTTCATCGCAACAATCTGTAATATCCTGATATGTTATGTAATCAATTCCTTTATCATGCTGAAAATCATATATGCTCTTTGGCAAGTCGAAGAACTTCCTATTGCTGGTTGTATTAATAGATATTGGTACGTTTTGGAATATAAGCAAATGAGCACCTGTAGGTAATTTACGAATATGCTGCATTTTGAGCCGATTT